CTTGTTGGCTACCAGGATTCAACTGAAGCATTTGAATGTTGTTTGTGTTAGTTGTTGGCTCGAAGTAGTCGCCGTACAGGCGACCAAACATAACCCTCTTGGAATACGGAACTGGAGTCTCTGACTCTGCAACTCCTTCCATCAACGCGGTTTGTAGCCTGGTCGCTAAGTCTGGATAGACAGCTTCGAGAACCTCAAGAGTATCCGAGTTAAGCGTATTCGCATCCAGATTAGCGTAGAATGTGTTCAGCGGATCATTGATAACATTGCTAATCGTAGCCATGCGCTTGCGCTCGGCTAATGAATACCGAGGAGAGCTTTTAGCAAATGGACCTGCATTTGCAGCTTGGGGCTTGTTTTCTTGCAGGTATCGAGCAGTAGCAGCGACTCGTCTTTGAGTTTGATCTATCAGCTCAGGATTGCCGTCTGTCTCCTGAATGCTCTCAAGAGTGCTTTCTATGTTCCGGCCTTGCTCATCGATAGCCTCAACCATCGCTGTAACTTCTTCATCGGTCGGAATATCATCGAGTGTTTTTTGTCGAAGGACCGAAGCACCAAGTATTTTTGCCAAAGCCGACCTTTGCACTCTGCGGTCAAAGACTCTCGTTGTAGGCTGAACACGCGCCATATTGGCAGTGAACTCATTAGAAAGCTTAGCAATTCTTTTGGTTGTTTGATCGACAACGCTAACTACCGTAGCAGCTCTGGCTAATGCTTTGATTGGATCTTCCTTGCGAATAGACGGAATCGCAGCAGATAGACCCGCTCTAATCTTAGGAGCCGCTCGACCCAAACCAAAGGCCGCGCCAACCTGACCACCCAATACAGTGTAAGCACCAATCTCTGCGCCTGTGGCTAGGCCTGAACCTATTCTTTGAGCGATGGTTCGAGGAGAAGGCATAGCTTCCGAAGCTTTTAAGATCGCTTCATCTGGAGCCATTCTTTTACTTACCTTGGCGATGTAATCAGATATTGCATCAGCATCAATCTGAGCTTGTTTCTTAAGCTTCTCAAGGCTGCCGAGAACATCTTTGCTACTGGCGATATCTTCAGCGGCTTGAACTAGGGCGTCTGATTCTTTTTGTAGACGAAGTCTAAACAGCGCTTGATCTATCTTTTTGCCACGAACGTCCTTATCGGCAGCACTTCGACCAGTAACAGACTTAAGATCTTTGGCAGCAGCATTGTAGGCAAGAGTCTGCTGGTTCTCTTTTGCAAGCTGCCGAGAGATAGCTGAGACGTTATCGATCTGTTTCTGGATATCTTTAGCGACCCTAGCTTGTTGCCTTGCAGGTAAATACTTCACGTCCTCTAGCGCGACCTGCAGCCCCTCTATCATAGAATTTGCTGCGGTCTTAAGAGATCGAACATCGTAAGATACTCTGGATTCGACCATGCCTTCAGGGGTGATAATGTCCTTACCGTACTTTTTCTGTAGGGCTTCAAGGCCAACTGGTGCCTTATCTCGTCTAGGGGCTTTACCTAAAATACCTCTAAACTGTGAGGCGGACGCAAGTTTTGCCGACAATGCGTTCATTGTCGCTCTTTCGCTTGCAGCAAACTTCTCGCCTACAAACTTGCCATTCTGGGTAAAGTCTTTGAGCTTTTGTTCGAAGTCCTTAATGGGCTGAAAGTCTTTGATTTGTTGAGTAAACTCCGGACCTTGAGGGCCTTTTTTTGAAAAGTCCTGCATTTGACGCTTGGCTGCTCGAATATCATTCATAATCCGAACTGCATGAGCGCCACTCAGGTCATTGATAACCTCACCGCCAGCCTCTTTGCTGTAGACTGTTTTCTTCTTAATCGCGTTTGCTGATCTTCTTAACTTAGACTGAACTTCAAGAAGCGGCTTGGGAACAAAGCCAAAGACCGACTTAGCAGTCTCACCAAGTTCATTTGCCAGTCGATCTGCCTCGATCTCAAAAGCAGCCTTAAGCTGAGCATTCTCGGCAAATTCGCCAGGCTGCCTAAGAATCGCATTTTGTATCTTAATCCGAGGGCTATCTTTAGCTCTCTTCGCGCCTTGCCTGATACTTCTCTCGCCTAATACATCAGCTGCAGTCTCGAACGCATTAGAGAGGCTAAGAGTCGATTGAGCAACCGCAGTAGTGTTCTCTAAAGCTTCTTTCTTTGCAGCCGCATCAAGAGCATCAAAAGCCTGAGCTTCTAATTCCTGAGCCGCCTTGAGCCCGCTCTTATCTTTAAGCTCTGTCTTGTAGGTGGCTACAGAATCGAGCAACTCTTGTCTCTCAGCTTGCAGAGCTGAGATTGTCTCATTGCCGAGATTTACGCGATCTTTAAGCCGAGTCTCTACGTCCTTAAGACGAAACAAAGAATCCTTTAGACCCTCAACCTGTCGAGTGTACTGCATGGTTTTTTCAAATGCAGCTTCACGGGCTTTCTGGTCTTTTACCTTACTAAGCATAAACCTGGCGAGTTTCTCATCACCAGCGCCGCCTTGATAATAGCGAGAGAGCAACCCTGCGCCCTTAACGGTCCCGGTAAGAGCACCACCAACAAGAGCGCTTGCGGCACCGCCATAAAGAGCTGAACCAATCGTCTCACCAGAATACGCCAGGAAGTCATCGGTAACGCGCTCAACACCAAAGTTCTTAATCTGCCGAGTGCCTGACTCAATGCCGCTATAAATTGCACCTTCGGCAAATGCAGAAGTACCAAGAGCAGCCAGCCCTTGAGCAGTTTTGCCAAGACCTGCCTCAGCTGCTTTTGCTGCAGCCATACGACCGGGAGCGGCACCAGGAGCGGCTAATGCGGATATAGCCTTACGACCAGCGCCTTTTACGCCTTCCTTAAGAGCTGCTTGAGCAGCTAATTGACTACCGCCTAAGCCAGCTAAGCCCGCTTTAGCTACAGTCGTAGCTGCCGCCGGAGCAGCACCACCTGTCTTGACAGCTAAGGCAAGCGCGGGAATGGCACCAGCGATACTGCCAAGTGTGCTGGAGATAGGATAAAGCTCATTACGGGCAGCGATTTCTTCGTCAGAGTAAGCCAAGTCAGAAAGACTATAGGTTGCACTGGCTAAAGCGCTTTTACCAAAAGCACCAAGGACACCTGATTCCTCTGCGTCCTCAATGGCCAGCCTCTTGCCAACCTCGCCCTCTGTCAGAGGAGAGAAGCCTGCCTCAATGTACTTTTGAGCCTTCTCTTCAGGCATGGCGTAAAACTCGCCATCAACCTCGAAATAAACATCTTTACCCTGATTGGCCATTATAGCGATTCCACTTTTCTGCCGGTAGACGTTATTTCTTTAACGAAGGCCGCTGTCTCTCCACCCTTTTTCTCAAGGAAAGCTTGAAGGCCGATGTTCTCACCTATTATGCCATTTTGCATAAGTAATGCTTCTGCTTGAGGCCGTAGCATTCTTGGATTCGTTGAGATCAATTCGTTAATCTTAGCATCTCGATCAAGCCGTGATCTCATGTACTCAAGGCTATCTCTAATGTACTGCTTCTTACGCAATGGGTTCGCGAGAACATCAAGGAACATCTGAACGTCTCGGTTCGAGATAGACGATGCAGATTGACCTTCACGGGCCAAACCAAAGGCAATAGGCTTAAGCACCTGAGCGAGTTCAACGTAAGGCTGAAATTCAGAATCGCCTCCCTCTGCATCTTTCATAAATTGATCGAGAAGAACCTTAGCCGCGAAATTGTCCGACTGACCCACCTGAAGAGCTAGCTGACTCAACACGGTATTTTCACCCTCGGGAAGACTCTCGATGATTGAATCAATACTCTTCAGAGCAAATGATAATTCACCTGAAGTCTTCTTGGCGCTCTGAGCTGCAGTGTAAGCTACGTCGCTTCTCTTGACGTCTGCAGCCTTAAGCTCTCTTGATTTCAATCGATCAGACTCAAACTTCTTCATCGCAATCTGAAGCTCTCCGAGAGCACGGTTCCTCTTGTTAATATCAGAGATATCGTTAGCGTAAGCCTCGGCTCGAAGAGAATAACTCTTAGCAATTTGATCTAAAGTTAATTGCTCTGCCGCATCCTCATTGCCAAGAAGCTCCAGGTTCATGGTGTAGAGGTTTTTAAGAGCGCCCGCCTTTTGAGAAAGGTTTTGAGCCTCAAGTTTTTGCCGCTCAAGCTCTCGATTGGTTACGTCCTTAAAGTAGTTAAAGACCTGATTCTCACCGCCCTTAAGAGCTGCACCAATGCCGCCGATAGCAATGCCAATCAAAGCAGCCGCTTTCGCTCCAGAAGTCGGAAACGCTTTATAGGGGTCGTACTTAAACTCACCTAAGCCATCGATAGCTTGCTGATAGCTTTCTTTGTCTTGAAGTATTTTACTGCGAAGTTCACGTTGACGCTGGCGAATATCAAAAAGCTCCGACCCTTCTTCCGGGGTCTCCACTTCTCTTCTAAACTCTCCAACAATCTTTTTAATGCCAGGCTCTCGCAAAGCAACGGCAGTGGGAAGATCTTGCAGTTGCCTAAGCTCTCGTTCAACTGCCTGACGTTTTTCACCTTCTTGAATCGCTGTCTCAAGAGCCCTTCGCCCTGCCCCAAGAAGGCCTTGCTGACCACGAAGCTGCTGCTCGGCCAGGGCTGGATCTGACATACCTGCCTCGACATTTTGACCAAGAGGCATATTCAAGAGATTTGCTACATCTGAAACCGTGGTAGCCCCTCTGTCGATCGCGGCCTGCGCCGCCTGAGCGCCAATATTCTCAGCGACGATTTCCTCTTGAGACATAATCTGCTGAGCTTGAGCGTCGCCCATCTGGCTAGATAAAGCCATTTGAGCGGCTGGTTGATTTTCTTCCATCAGATAGAGCCTCCAATATCACCACCCAGTTTAGATGAGCCGCTAACAAGCAATGCTTTTGCTGTCATCCCAGCACTCGGCCCAAGTAAAGCCGCTACACCTAATCCAACAGCCCCACCAAGAAGGCTTCCAAAGATAGATTGAGTTATAGACTGCTCTTGAGCCTTAATTCGGTCAAGCTGAGCCTTTTGCACGCTGCCAAGGATCTTGGCTTGCTGCGCAGCAGCCCCTGCAGCCCTTCTGCGCTCCTTTGAGATTTGAGCCAAACCAGCAGTTCGCCCTACACCAAGCATACCTTGAAGACGCTGAGCAGTCTGTTGGGTCGCTCCTGCAGTTTGACCGCGAGCACCACTGCCAAGACCGCCAAGATATGTCTCTGCTCGACGAGTAGACTCTCGAAGATCTTGCGCTCCGTAACCTTCACCACCACCAAGGTCTCGACCAGTTTCCGAAATGTATTCGAGGTTAACCAAGTCGGCAGCCTGTTCGCGAGTCATACCGTACTGGTCCATGTAGCCACGAACAGCACTGGTAGCTTCTTCCTGCGCTTCCTCTGGTACTCCATAAGCCTCAGATAGGTAACTGGTGGCGGCTTCGGTCTCCTCAGCTCTCCTGCGCCCCTGCTCCTCTGCAACCATTTCCGATGGAGGCTTCTTGCCTCCGGGACGACTAGAATTTTTTGGCGTGCCACCTGAAGATGGAGTGGTTTTTTGAACTTGCGACGGTGCTGGCATCAGATACCCCCTCCGGCTCCAAAGAGTTCAGTTTCAATTCTGTCTTTGATTTTTCGTTTTTCGTCAAAGTACGCTGAGCCGAGTTCGCGCTTTTTGGCCATTTGAGAGCGCAAATCTAAGCCCTCCATACCAAACATCGCCTGTGCTTCATCTTCTGCTAAGCGCTCAACTCTCGCATCAATATCAACCTGCGCAACTTCAGCAGGCGCGGCAACAGCGGGCGCAGCGGTCATAAATCTTTGAGAAGGCCGAAAGGGTTGAGCTACTTCTTGTCCGGCTGCTTTTTGCTTCTCTTCAGACTGCTTCATTTGATCTTGAGCTATGACCATCTTACCAACTGTCTCTGCTGCACTTCCTATCCCCTGAGCCAAGGCTTGATTAGCAGCCAACGCATCCTGAGCCTCACCTATTGCAATCTGCCTTTCAGCGCCCTGCCTCACCTTGCTGAGCCCTGTCATCTCCTTAATGTCCTGACTGGCTCCTCGTGCTGAGTCCTTAAGGGCGGATACAAACATACCCTCTTCTACTGATGTGACAGGGATTCCTGCCATTCTAAGAGCCTTAAAGATTCCACGGGCAAATGCTTCTTGCGCTAATGACATCTTACACCTCCGGAAGTGTCTGAGTCTTCGGTAGCTTAAAGGTATCAGGACGAGCACCAACCTCAAAGGCTATGCCGCTAACTTTTGCAGCGCCGCCGCCATTGCTGGTCGATAAGGTGCATTCAAGAGCAATCGCTCTATTCTTCTGATTCTTTAAGTGAGCCCTAAACTGATATGGGTTTGCGTTAGTATCTATAATCTGCTGATGACGCTCCGTGTAAGAGGAGTCGTAACTGTTGAACACATCAAGCGTCAGAGTGTGCCCCGATACGTACTCCCCTAAGACCATCACACGGTAAACCCGCTGAGAAGCCTGAAGCCCCGCTGCCTCATTACTGTGAAGCTTGAACGACATATCGTACTCAGCGGTCACCGGGCTGCCTGATGCAGCGATGTAAAACTCGTCTTTACCGCCATCTGCGAACTTCGATACATCCATCACGATGGCCCCATTTGACTGGAGCAATAGCACCTGTCCTAGTTCGCCAGAGAATGTCATATCGCAAACTTGATCTATCTCTGTGGTGCCCGTGGATAAATCCCAAGAATACCACTGCTCGAACAAGACATTATAAACCAGAACCCTGGAGGAAGTTCCCTTGTTGACCAAGATTTGTATCTCGTTTTGAGATTCCTTGGTCACCATCGCACGAGGAGTGTATGCAACAGTTTGATTCGAGAACAAATCCTCAACAGGTGCGCCAATGTATTGGAACTGATAGTTCGGGGCTACGCGATAAACGCCTCTAGATGAAATGTAGTAAACGCCTGAAGACGTGCTTATGTGCGGCGAGTTTGCAATCGCACCTTTTGATTTTCCAACCAGCTTAGGCTCTGTGAACGGCCCTTGACCAACTGCATTCGGGCCTTCTCCGAATACGCCATAAACATCTTTAACGGTCGAGAGCATGAGAGAATCCATGTTCTGCTCAACCATGGTGATGTTGTCATCAGGATCTGGAGTTCTAACCTGGAAAGGAGAGACAACCGGAAAGCCAAAAGAGAAGCCATCTTGACCGGGTTTTGAGACAAAACAAAGGTTTCTTGGTCCAGCTGCAATAAGTTTATTTTTGTAGAGAATAAGATCTGTTACGCCACCAGTGGTGAGGTTCTCGTTTTCGCCACTGGAGATGTACAAAGGTGCCTCGATATCTAAATCGTTATCGCCCTTGTCCACAAAGAAGATAGACTCCGCGCCCTTGTTTAGCTCGATTGATTGAAGCTTATAAAAGATCTGACCTGCATCTTGAGTCCTGTAGATGTTCAGCACTGGCTTTCGAGCACCTTCTAAAGAGCGCCTAGTTGCATCAGTGATGTAAACTTCGGCAATGATTGAGCCAGCTGATAGTGTTCGGCTATCGGAATCAATAAACACCGGAGACTCGTGCAGGTCATTAGCGGCATCAATCGCAGAATAGGAAAAGGCATAAGTAAACGTGCCTGTTAGGCTACCCGCAGGAGCGGTGACAATCTCAAGATTCTTAAGACTTGGAGCTTCAAAGAAGTTATTCTCAAAAAGTTGATCACCATCATAACAGAACAAGCTGCCGCCACCGATATAGGACTTTCTGCCAGTGGAAACATTTGGATATGGCCTCTCACCCCTAAGCTTAACCTTCATAACAGTACCGACATACTGCTGGTCCTCTGAGACAACAGAGCCAAAGTAGGTTCCGCCTGGTGACAGATTAGGGAAAACGTCAATGTTTGAACGAAGCTGACAGAGCCCAACTTTATAATCGCCACTGGCTGAGGTGACTCTTGATACACCATCAAGCAAAGAGAAGTTATTGTTCAGCCTTGAATAAAAGTCAGCGGTAAAGTCCAAAGACTGTTGGCCAATTAAATGAGCTGCAACAATAGCCGATTCGCTATCATCGGTGAGCGCTGCTCTCCTTGAGCTTGCCATGTAAAGATTACCAGAAAGGCTGCGCTCTGACCCGACTCCAATGGTTTTGCTCATCAAGAAGTAAGGAACAGCCCCGCTGCTGCTTGATGTTTGCTTAGCAGGGGCCATCAAGAACATATCAGAAACCAATGATGCGTTTCTGAAGTCGTAATCTGTAATGTCCTGAGTCGTGCCTGGAGGAGACGAAGTATTCAACTCAAACGAAATAATGCCATGCTCTGGACGTAGCGGCTTAGGATTCACATCGTTAGTGGTTATCGAAAACTGCCCACCGGTTGCAGAGCCTTGAATGACATCGGCATAAACCGCAGGATTAAAGCCTGCTCCGGGATCTAATATTTTAATGGAAACGCAATGACCGGAAGTATTTGTCTCAAGGTACCCAACAGCATTTCTCTTAAACGGACTAACAGTGGCAGGAGAGACATCAAGCTCGCAAAATCCGTCCACATAGCCAGAGCCATTATTGTGTTTCGATGCTGTCTTGATTGTCTTGGCGATGCTTGACCCAGGCACCCCTAAAACTTCTAGAGCGACGTAATAATTGTCCGCATCCTTTGGAACAGCTGAACCAGCCCGCAGGACGCAGTGACTGCTATCGAGCAGATACGCTACGCCGTTAGGCGTAGAACCACCGGTTCCTGTAGCCGATGTAGCCAAGTCAGAGGCGTAGAATTCGACGTAGAGAGTATGCTGCCCTGCTGTCCAGTTGTACGACGAATACGCAATGAAGACGGGAAAGGTTTGCGAGCTAGAGGAAACCCTAAGAGCAATATTGTCCTTTGCTCCTAGATAATCGTACATGTCAGATCTTTGGCTATCCTGAGAAGCATAATAACTATTAGTCACATCCTCAGTCGCGTCAGTGCTAAATGTACCCGCACCTGTCTCCGTAAATTTAACGAGCTTTAAGTCTGACGGTCTCTCGACACTAGCCGCTGTATACGCGGTGTAATAAGCCAAGTAGAAGGTCGCAGAGTTGTTGTAAGAAGCCACCGCAAAGCTAGCGCATGAGTCGAAAATATCCGTAACGATATTCCCTGCCGAAACCAAAGCAAAGGTTGGTGACGCTGTGCTTAGGTCAATATATTGAGCCACTATGTTGGTGGTGCCTGTGTCGTGATTAAAGAAGTAAAGCCTGTGCGTAGAGGCCACAAAGATCATCTGAGTGTGGGGGCCATGACTTGCATACGCATGATTGTTTGCCCAGCCACCATAACCAACACTTCTTCTTCGCTCCAGAACTACTCTCTTAGGACCAAAGACTACAGTATCCTCTTCCGCAGATTTAATTAAAACGTAGGACTCGAAGAGGCTATCCATGTCTGTGGTGTCTGAGGACTTTACTGGTACGGTCTGAGTCCAAAGATACACGTCAAAGTCGCCAGCTGTAGATCTAGCCTTTTGATATTGAACCGGCCCGCACTTAGCCTGATTGCTTTCCTGGATTACATCAGACTCAAGGTGAACCGGTAGAAGCTCGCCAACCTGCTTGTACTTTGTAGTGTTGTTGACTTCGCCATATAGTTTTTGACCATCCAGCATACCAAATGAGTTGCCGGTCTGAATGATGGTCTCGCCCGCTAAAGGGTACTCTGAATCAAATGGTGTCGAGTTTGATCCAGGGGAAATAATAACCTTATTCCCTTCGCGCTTCTCAAGTTCGCCAATCTTGTTAATCGTGATGTTTGAGCAGTCCGATAACGACCCAGGCTCAGAAACCTTGTCCGAGCGCTTTGTCTCAACCCCTTTGACCAGGGGAATCGAAATCGTATTTTTTCGTAAAGCCATTAAAACACCCAGAGTGATACAGTGACATCGCTACTTGTTCGCAAAATAATACTCGAACTTTTGCTGTTGTTTAATGTCGGTGATTCGGAAACATTCGCCGCTGCATTAGATAGCGTGACAAAGAATCCAGAGTATGGACGCCTTAGCGAATGACCAATTGAGTTATCTTGAGTTCCGCTTCCAGAAGTTAGATTTACGCTCTCAATAAGCTGACCCTCTAAGAATGGGCACTTTGCGATAAACTGACTTAATCTTCGAGAACTATCTTGAAGGGCTGATTCATTTACATCGGTACCAAAAACCTCAGTGGTATTTGCTGCCATGTCTCACCCCTTAGTATCGAAGAATAAAGTCGTCTCTGAATCGACCCTTGCGAACATCGCGGATAGCGAAAGACCCACTTACATCACGCGGTGTGATAGCTCGAATGATTCTGCTAGCGAGCTGTTGTCTCTCTAGCTCAAGAGCCTTGGTGTCTGACTCTTCCTTCATCAACATACGGATTGCAGTCGATACAACCACGTACTCCTCAAAGCCCGGGATCACATTATCAACTTCTGAAATCGTATCCGAAAACTGAAGGGCTTGCGGCACGTAATAGAGCGTAATGGTTCCTGACTGAGAGTTGCCTGGAATAAGCTTAATCTTATTCCCTTCGACCTTGTACATTGGCTCAGCCAATCGATCGATAACAGCATAGGGCGTATTGTAGATGTTTCTCTCGGTAAAGGAGTAAGCCCTGAGCGTCGAAGTAATCCCACCGGAATTATAATCAACGCCCAAGGCTTTATAAAAGTCGTCCGGCAAATTCTCGCCCCCGGTCGCAAGAGGGGCGGTGTAAGTTTGCTCAGAGACAAAATAGTCTTCGTAACTTTTGACCATAAAGTCATGTAACTCGGAGATGCTTGAGTTCAGGTAATCCTGAATCTCCGCGTCCGTTACGAAGGTGCTATTCTCCATGTCGGCACGACGACGCGCACGAGTTCTTAGATCAGATTCAGTGAACGTCGCCATAGCCCCCCTCCTTAATCATCATCCTCAGCTTCAACCATCTGCATGTCACGAATGACACTAAGCAGTGCAACGCCATCGCCATCTTTCATGGCTTGCGAAGCTCTTGAAGCTAAGTCTTCTTTGGCCTTTTCACGATCATCATCCATGGAGCCTTCAGCATCTTTGCCTTTGGCTTTCTCCAGAATCATGACCGCAAGGCCTTTGCCCTTGCCCTTCATTACTTAGCCACGCTTGTGTTCTTAAGGAACAAAGTGAGCCAAACGCTTTCGGCAGAGGTAAAACTTGCATCAGGCACGAGGGTGATTGTGTTGTTGTTGCTGAACTCAATTTTTCTAATTTCAGTAACAGCACTTGCCGCGTTTAAATGCGCAGACACCCCGTAAAGATCATTGTAGTTGTCTTCCAGCGTTACAACCAGAGTATCAACCACAGGAGCTGTGTCGATTGACACATCGCTAATTCCCAAAGGTAGATCACCCGTGGAACTAACTAAACCAGCGACGATTTTAACCTCTCGCTGCAAAGCCTGAACGTCATTAAATCTTCTGTTAGCCATCTTTCACTCTCCTTATGCTAGAGCGACGCGGCTGTTGTATCCTGGTGCATTGCAGCTAAGGTTTCCGTAGAAACCAACTCGGACTTCGTAAGCGTCGTTCAATGCTTCACGAAGCATACGATTGCCATCAAGGTCAAGGATATGCGGAGCAGCGCCAAGGCTGTTGAGTGTCCAGGTATCCATCTGAAGCATATATGCAACGTTTGGAGTACAATTCTGGTCAGCAACAATCTTGATTGGTCCCTTTGGTCCGATGATGCTAAGGGCTTGGAAACCGATATCAGCGTCGTCGCTGCTTACTTTGTCGTAAACAACCTTAGAGCCAAGAGCTTTCTCAAGGTTTGCAAACTGAGTGTAGTCCATGAAGCAAACGTCAGGTGAACCGCCTTCACGGGCAAGACGACTTGCTGCACCGATAAGCGCCTCTTCAATTGGCTGCGAAGAACCATCGAAAGGAACACCTGCAAGACGGGTACGGTCAGCAGTTCGGTTTACACTGAAAAGGTTCGGTGGAGTGCCCGCTGGAATCCAAGCTTCAAGACCAGAGATCTTCAATCGATCATTAGCAGAAACGTAGTCACCGCTTTGAACAAGGAAGTCACTGGTTAAAATGCCACCGGTTGAGTTAGCAATTGTTCCGGTAAGAACGCCAGTGTCACGGTTGACTGCTGTAATCGTGAATGTGTCCGCACGAACATCGGTAGCAGCATCAGGAGCGAATCGAATAACCATGCCAACTTCAAAGTTGGTGACTTCTTCTTCGTTAACCAAATCAATTGTTCTTCCGGCGCCGTCAGTTACCGCAGAAATCGCATCAAAAGTACCAATCTTACCAGTGCCATCTCCGTACATACCTACTGCGATTGAGCGAGTAAGTGACTGGATAGCGCCGTCGATTTCAAGAGTTGCATACTTAAGGAATGCGTCTGCACTGCCTTCGGTAGCCTTGATGGTTTCACCGGTGATGCTCGCGAAAGAGTAATCTTTCACACGAGTAATCACAAAGCGAGCCAGGCTGGTCGCAGTATCAAGAAGTTGACCAGTCCCAAAAGTGGCTGATCGTCGGTTTGAGATTCCGTACTGAGTTGGAATTGGCATATTCTCACCGCCGAATTGCTCATATTTATTTACGAGGGCGAGAAAAGGGTTGTCTTTGTAGACCATGTTTTTGACGGTGAGGGCTTTATAATGCTCCTTCAGCGCCTGGGTGACGTTGTCGAGATTTAATGAAGTTGCCATAACTTACTCCTTACAGGGGTAAGCTATTTCTCACCCCTGGCGAAACAGACTTTGCCCGTACTTATTAACCAGCAAATCGATAGATTGCTGTTTACTAAGCTTCTTGGGCTTATCCCCTGGCGCACGTTGCACCTGGGTATTTGTTAATGTTTTGGACGGCGTTTTCTCAGAAGCCTGAGCTTCCTCTTGTGCTTGCCCAGCCACGGGCTCTGTTTTCGCTGGAGCAAATATGCTCTCAAGTTTAGACTTCACCTTGTTTGCCTTCAGATACTTTTCTGCTTCAGCACTGAATTGCTCTTCAAGGTGATTTTCAACCATCAATGCTGCTTCATCGTAAGGCATCACCTCTTGGGTGTCCTGATAATGAGCAGTTTGGATTTCGGCAATTAGCTCGTAAGCTTCTTGTCCGACCGCATTGATAATCTCATATCTTCCCTCATCACTGTTATTGTCCACGAAAGTTTTGATCTCGTCAATCCATTCAACTCGTGCTTGTTCTTGTTTGGACTTTTGAACCTCTAGAGACTTTTGCTCTTCGGCTTTCTTCATCGAAGCAAGCTCGGCTTTCAGTGACTGAATCTCACTGAGCATCTCCTGCTGAGGGTCTTTCTCGCCATCTTGCAAAACCTGCTTACTTAAAGCCTCATAGTCGAGACCAAGCTTCTGCATGACTTCGTAAGGGTTCTCACGTGCAAGCTTCTGTAGGTCATCAAACGATGAAACCGTGCCCTTGCGAGAGTCCAACTCCTGTTGAACGCGCTTCATCTCCTCGCGCTCTTGGCGCAACTTCTTCTGCTCGCGAGCTAGTTGGGCAAATCTTCGAGAGAACGGGTCGGGCGCTGGTTCGGGCGGAGTTCCTGCATCGCTGCTCTCCACTCCATCGTTATTATCATCCGCTCCAGTTGTTTCATGTGGAACGTCTCCTCCTGCAGGGGCTCCTCCAGCATCTCCTCCAGAAGATTCTCCCATATCAGGAACTGATTGAACCTCTTCTCCAACTTGACCCTCTTCAGTCATATTCTCTCCTTAAACTGGCACACCTTCTTGCGTGGCACCAGTTACTTGTGGGGCTGGCAATTCTGCTTCTGCCAGCACGTCAATGGCTTCCTTCGGCGGTGTTGCCGTAGGCGTTAGTGGCTCCTCAGGCAATGCGCCACCGGCGGCTGGGGTTTGACCTACTGGCATGGCAGCGACAGGAGGTGCCGGTGGCTGGAGAAGCGCCATGCACTCTTGCATATATAAACGCATGAGTTCCAGACGATCCTCCGAGACATTGTCTGTGCGGGCTCGCGTATAAGCGGCCTGGAAGTATTTAAGATGTAGTTCGAGGTTAGAGAAAGGCTCTGGTGGATAATAAATACCTTTTTCTATGATTTGCTCTACGAGCATCTCTGCTTCGTCGATTTGAGCTGTAGCCAACTTGTTGAACTGCTCAATGTCCGGGAAATCCAGAAGACTACGAGTCTCCGCCTTGTCAATCAAACCTGCCTGCGCCATCTCAATGACGGTCTGCAGACGTGCAGCTGGAGTGGTCGGGAGAAGACTCGCCGGATAAACTTTCATCCGATACTGGTCTTCGAGGAGATCAATATCAGACCACTTAATCTTCTCAATGTCTTTGTCGCCATGCGAAATAACCTCGTAAGTCTTACCCTCTTCAGATACGTCTTTGGCTAGGTCGATCATCTGACGCGCTACTTCCAAGAAAGCTTTCTCGTAAGCTTGGCCAACAATGACAAAGCGCTCGGTCTCAATGTCGCTGTACTCGCGCAAAGCAACACCAGACTCTAGACCCGCAGGCTTGAGGCTTGTCGCAGACAACTGACTGATGCCGGAAATCTCATACGCTCGGTTGTAGAGTCGGTCGAGATGACTAAACACTTCGCCTGCTACAGTCTGTGGTACAAAGAAACGCGGTGGCTGACCTTCGTATTCGATGATGCCCCAGGTCTGGTTATTAATCTGCTCTTTGGCTACCTGCGAACCACGCTCTAAGAACACCTTTGGAGTCGCCAGATTCATCTGCTCCTGAATGTTGAGGAGAAGCTGATTAATCTCTGCCTGGATGCCACGCAGTTGCTCAGCCAGACCTTGGCCATAGTAACCAAGCATCCGGCGTGACCATCGAAGCGTCACAAATGGGAAGTAATCCTTCTCGTAAGCTTCATCGAATAGCGTCGCGTTATCGATGCAGATAACGTGTCGGCCATCATCGGATCCCTTTACCGATGGAATATGCCAAGCCTCAATGACTTCAATCATGTCGCCAGTGTTATAGCTTCGGTCTTCCGGGTCGCACGGAGATGCCGCTGCAATCTCTTCGTGATGCTCAGGGAACAAGCCCATTACTACTTCACGCGGCATAACCTTGCGTTGGAACATAGAGCGAGGATCACCATATCGGGCCTCATACTCATCAACGATAACTTCACTGGGGAAGACACGCTCAACCTTGACCTGGTTGTCTTCAATGAACACCTTAAGAACGCCGGTGCCGAAGACGCAGCTATCGAGAAAGATTCGCTGCATCACGTTGTAAAGATCGACCTGGTAGAACATGCCATCAACAAACTTAGTCAGAAGCTTGGCCTTGCGCTTCATGCTGAAGTCGCCGCCACTGGTCAGGAAGATCGGGCGTGGTCTAGTTTTGGCAATCTTAGCCGTAACCGTATTGCAGCAAGATGCGATAACGTTAAAAGTAACGCGGTCATCATCGAAGAGGGTGCCAGTCTTGTA